GTAGCCCCCCAGTCAGCCCACCAAAAACAGCAGACATAACTAGACCATCGTTGTATTTTTTAGTTTCGCTTTTAGGTACAAAGAACGATCCCGTGTCATCACTATTGCGTACAAGGATATTCCTGTCTCGCTCTTCGTTAGGGTTTGAAGATACAGGCGTATAAGTATTCCTAGCCCTATCGGCAGTTAACACGCCGTCTCGATACGAAAACCCGTCATTCGGGGTGATAGCGTTGGCTAACTTTTCTCCAGCACTGTTGCCAGAACCTTTTTTCTTATCATTATCTTTATTGTTTGATCCGCCTAAGTCACCGCCGCCACACATGTAAAAACCCTTTTTCTTAAACTTGTTGTGTTATTCTACTACACGTTGCTTATAATTTCCACCCACAACATTATATCCTAACTTTTGTAACATTGCACCGGTTTTGCCGGCACTTAAACCACTAGAAACACCCATGTATATCTCTGCAGCTTTACGCTCTTTAGCCCACTTTTCAAAGGCTCGTAGCAACTGTAGTCCAACGCGAGAACCTCTGCTTTGTGTAGACACATACCACACTGTGTCGGATGCTATCAAGTCAGTACCGAAATAATGTTCGCCTATAGACCCAAGAAGAATACTATTAGGTACGCCATTAGCAGTGCCAATGTATGCAAAGCGCGTATCTGGGTTAGTCATAAAGTCATATATTAATCGCCCACACTTATCTGGGTCGTAGTTAAAATGCCTATAAACACTTTCTTGGTGCATCTGATAGCCAAGATTAATAGCCGCAGGTACATCTTCTGGTTCTATAGGACGTATAGGCATCTAGCTTAACCACCCATATATCTTATTAGTCTGCTCTATACGGTCGTCTAGTCCGTGATACCCACCATTAACACGCTTAGTAATCCGCTTGATTACATCCTCGGTTACACCTTCGTCGGCGATATCAAAGAGTTTGTTCTTTTTAAAGAACCACAACGCTGTCTCGAACGCATAGTCTGTAGCAGCTAGGTCAGGGTCAGTCATTACATCAGGTAAGCCCATATCACTAGAGAAAGAACGGTAATTTGCCTTGCCGGTTAATTGTAAAAATCCTCGACCGATGAAATCTTTAGCATCTTGCTCCGTGAGGTTTCCAAGTGATTCTCGCAAATACACTTTTCCTGCAATCTTACTAGGCTGTCTTTCGTACTCTTTGGCTTCCTCTTCCGTAAATCTACTAGGCCAAGTCCGCATAAGAGCTTCCCAACCGTAGTTTAGGTTTTCTCGGCAAAGTCTAAATCCCCCGCTTTCGTGTGCGGCTTGCCCCAGTAAGTGTGCCCCGTGTTCAGGGGACAACTCGTAGTGAGATACAATAGCACGGGCTGTATTTGGTCCGAAGCCTCCGTCGGGTGTAACCCCGCATCTCTCCTGCAGTAGTTTTAAAGAGTCACTCATTTTGTAATTCCTTGTTTCTTCTCGTAGCTGCGAAGTCCGCCCAATCCTAACATTCCCATCATAACAGTCATCAAACTACCCATATCAAACTCTGGTAGCTCGGGAATGTCAACGCCAGCGGCGGTTACGCCAAACACTATAAGCGGCTGTAAAACGAAGTGGTATGCAAACGCTACACCGCATACCCAGCCAATGAAGGGCCTCCAGCCGCCCTTAAATAAAGACCCCGATGCAGCTTCAGCTTTGTTTATTTCTAATTGCCCCATTAAGGCTTGCTGGGCATGATTATCGGACATTGTTGCGATCTCGTGGGCTAACTTAGCCTTTTGATCTTTGTCCTCAATAACTTTGTCTAGTAGCCCAGTAACAGGCCCTACCAAATTACTTACTAAACTCATCATTAGTTATTTTCCTTCCCTTTTGTGTAGGCTTCCTTGCCATAGAAGGCGGCAACAATAGCAGCTACAGAAACAAAATACACACCAGCGATAGAAGCTAGCGACTTCATGGCTTCGTCAAGACTAGCCAAGTTACAGATAATTATTGCGAAAGGGTACAACAACATGCCGAATAATGCAAACCATGCCATCTGTCTTTGGGCATCTCTTTGAGCATCCTCATCAGCCATTTTTAGACGTTTGTCTTCTAATGCTAACTTATCCCATTCGGCTTGGTCTATTGTACCGCTACCATCTAAATCGGCTTTGTCAAATTCTGTCATATTAATCTCCTAATCTGCAAGGGGGTTATCTAATGCCCGCTGTAGTTTACCCATTAATTTATCTTCTAATTCTTTCATATCACCGCTTTGCGATACTCTAACACGTTCTCGTTGATTTTCAAATCGTACTTCTGCATTGTCTATCATCTTGCGAACTTTGTCCTCAGACTCTCGCACCATATCTTCCACACGATCTGTTTGCTTCTCTATACTCAATATATCCGACCGCAACCCGTTCTTAATGTCACGACTGTACTCTACCGATTCTTCAACCTTCTCTGCGATACCCGTGACTTTTGCATCCATAACATCCATCGCTTGTTGATAAGCTCCAAGGTCTAGACCTGCGACCTCTTCGATCTTTTGGTACATTACGAACCCGCCATACAAGCCACCTACAACTGTAGACAAGAAAGCAAATATAGCCATGATTGAACCGAATGACAGCTTCATACCACCGGTCTTAAACTCACGATCTGCAAGTCCATCAATGTTATCCGCTATCTTGGTAGTATCCATTAGTTCTCAAACTCCATTTCGCCACCAGCGCTTTGTAAATTTTTTAGTTCTTCTAACTCATTACGTAGTTGTTGTATCTCTAACCTACGTTGTGCTAACTCTACTTGGTATAAATCATCACAATTAATTCGAGACTTAGGTTTATCCAAGGGTATAACAATACGTGCGTATACGCCTATATCCTTGCCTCTGCTGTTTGTGTCTAAGCCTGACAACACACCTGTCACGCCATACTCTAAGTTTATACCCCCACCTACAGCATTACTGCATCTCATATTCCCTGTGGAAAAACTGTCTGATTGGTAGTTCATTGGCGGGTTGGGCAGTGATAAAGATAAAGCGCTGTTATCTGCTACCGCAGAACTAGCTAATATACAAAAAACTAACGCTAACCTCATGCTGGTTCTCCATCTAGTCTTGAGCATATCTTAGAAGAAACGAGTGTTCTAGATACATTAGTTTTCCTTACTTTTGACGTAGTGCACAGATATACCGCTTCTGGTAAATCTCTTTTTCTTATGTATACATCAAAAGCCCTATGTTCTTTGTAATCAACCTTCATAATCCTATACGTTGTAGAGAAAGGTATAGGCATCCAATTTAAGTCAAACAAATCAATCTGATAATACTTTATCTCTTCCCTAGAATTAAAGAGAGACATCTCTACCTTGAGTACATTTTTAACGTGAGACATCTTTACTTCTGGGTAAGCAGGCGTCATTTCATGCGCTGTTACATAAGACGCCCAAACCAAAAAAGCTATAATTGTCTTACTTAGCAACACAACTTGCCTGCACTACCGCAGTGTAAGTGCCGCCCGGTAATGGTTTAGCTGAACCATAAACAGCACTTGAAGATGTAGAGAACCACGTAGACCCTGCGATAGTTAAGTCGAAAATTGTGGTATCATCTACTACAACTTTGGCAGCTTCATATCCTGACATACTAGCGTCGGATGTTTGAGTTACGCTTGTGCTACCTGTCCATGCAACTGTATCTGATAAAGATGGGGATGAACTAAACGATGTTGGGTGTTTTATGTTAGCTGTATAAGAATCTGCAATAGACACATCATACCTAATTACAGGTAATATACCTCCGTCAGAAGTGGTGGTGCTCAACTTACTAGCAATCGGGTTTCCGTACACGCCATTCTTAGTTGTTTGAATGACACATTTAGCTTCTACACTACCTGTAATCTCAACATCAGCTAGTGCAGGGAGTGCGCACAGTGAAAGTGCCATAATAGAATATTTCATAATAAACCTCATTTGTTGTACTGCATGTCGACCATCTTCTCGTGCAGTATTTGTTGTGCTAAGTTATTACGCAAGGCTTTCTTGTTATCAAGTATTTTTGAATCAGCAAGACCAGCAGCGTCAGCATAAACACCACCATTAATAGATGCATTGTAGTACATGGTTATATTAGTCTGTTCATTAATAGCCATGATAATATCATCTTGTCCTTGTGTCTTAAAGAGAGTCAACGCATTGGCAGATGCAGTTAAACCCATTTCAATTCTAGTTTCTTCTTCTTCCTCTTCTTCAGATAGAATAAGTTTGCCATCTTCATCATACTGAAACTCATCTACTTCTAACGTCTCAACAACAGCGTCATCTTCTAGTGCATCATACACTTCTATCACAGGAAGAACAGGCATGGGCTTTACATACCCCGGACAGTTAGGGTTGGACTGTGGGTCAAAACACTCGTCGACCCTATAGCTATATATAACCACAGCATCTTTGACCGAACCCTCCCCTTCAATGTCAATCGAACCTGCACCCCATTGGGTAGCTGGAATGTTAGAAAGGGGAAAGGATTTAACGATTGTGTTGCCGGGAACTCCCGACCAGTCGTCGGTTTCTCGAAAGATATAACCATCTCCGTTAGCGTTTTTATTACCGACATGAACTTTCATATCGTCTTCCGGGTTCTTCACAGTAGTATATCTATACAGGAGACCGTTTATATCAATTCCCGGAACATCGGGTAAGACAGAACCCATCCCCCAACTCAGTGCTGTGGACGCCGCGTTCCCTGTTGCCCCGTAGCTATAGGGATCACAAGAAGAGTAAGAAGGCCAAAGTGCTAATAATAACACTAAGACCTGTTTTTGTTTCAATGTTTTCATTGAAAATCTTCCTCATTGGATTGTTCTGTTCACGCTCAATAGTTTCTTTAACAGCTTCCATTTCCCATGCTAGCCTAGCTTTATCGCCCACCAACCCATCCTTGGGGCAGGGCGTCCCAGCATTGAGCATGGCTTCAAACACTCTTTCGTCTTGACACATTACGGATACCGCTGCCACTTTCATCCCCATATCGTACATGGTTTTCGCGTTCTTTAATTTTTCACAATTCATGTCTCGTACAGTTCTACCTGCGGAGATGCCAAGTATCTGCGTCTGCACCGCCCCCGCGACACCTACAGTACATAGGTCAGAGTTGCTTGCGCTAATCTGCGGAGAAATCGCAGAAGGCGGCGGACTGTTGATGGTAGTATCCATCGAACCATTAGAAGTTATAGTACTGTTAGTATCAGTCCGAATTGTATCATCAGCAAATACATAGTTACCTATAGCAAGACCTGCGATAAAGAAGAGTACCGCTATAAGTAAACGTATCATTGTCGCTCCACTAACCTATCTAGCTTCTCTTCTATCTTATCAAACTTACTCATTATTTGACCTAACACTTGGTTAGAATCGTACTTAGTGACGTACTCTTTAGCTAATTCTTCACGAGTCCTATTAAGCAGGATAGTAACACGCTTCACTTCTTCGTGGTGAGACTTAATCCACCACACTAAAAAACCGCCGCCAGCGGTTAGCCCAATATTCCAAATTGCGGCCATCTCCACTAGAATACGCCCCCACCAGCAGGTTTCGGCGCAGTGATTGGCACAGATACGTCTTTACGTTCAGGTGTTGTTTTATCAGTCATACTACTATCCTTAGTTCTCCAGTTGCGGTCTTATATACATCATTAACCGCAAGACCACCAGACACAGCTGCGGCGTTGTTTGCGTAGACAGAAAGCCCAGTTAAATTGAGTGTACTAGCCCTACTCGGGCCGGGGTTCTGCTGCTGTTGTGCATACAAGGCAAACGCTCTTGTAATTTGCGCCATGTAGGACTGCGTGTACTCTTGAGGGGCATCAGCGAAGAATGGTATTGTTGTTTGTTGGGCCATTACCGCCTCCCATCTGTACGCATATCTGCGCGTGGTGTACCAAGTCTCCACTGCGTTCCAAGAGTATTCGAGGAAACTTTCAAGGCCATAGATCGGCCCCGTAACCGGAAAAACAACTGCTCCGTAAACTGTTCGACGGGTGCTATTGATGTACGTACTGCGCTACCAGAATTTGTCTGATCGAAGCTGGCTCCGGGGAAGTCCCTCGCACTTACTTCAAACGTAGCCTGTGGAGTAGACGTGGAGTTTCGGAATGTCAAGTCTGGTAAAACCCTTGACATAAACATAAATTGATCTCCGTCACCCATATCTATAGCACTAGATTCTATGTAGCTACTTATCGGGCTAGGTGGGTTGGTACTTCCGTCGTCTACACCGTTTTCTTGGAAATATAAGTACCCATCGGGTGAAGCAGCGATAGGTAAATTAGAAACAGCATTATCGAACCACGCAGTGCGGGGTAGAGTCCCGTAATACCAACTGTTTTCGACATAGTTAAATACAACGTAGCTATCGTTTGTTTGGCTAGTAGCTGAAGGATAGAACCACCATATCTCATTAAACTTACTATTGGCTGCAGCAGTGACTTTAGAACGTTGTGCAATGTTCATGTTGTCAAATACGTACTCTTCTATAGGGCATGGTATAGGTTGTACGTTACCGTCATACTTGTAAAATACTTGATCACCCATCCAATACACTGCATCTCCAAAAGCAACAGCAGCGTTTTGCCCTGCAATAGACGTGTTTGTAGAGACTTCAGTAAGGCCAAAAGTAAACGGAGCACCAATAAATTGCATCGAAGACACGGAACGATCCGTAAAAATTATAACTTGTTGTTTTGTTTGTACTGCAGCTATAATTTCAGACCCGGTACCAATGCGTAGCTCTCCGGCAGTGTTAGTTGACGTTGCCGCCCAATCAGTAAAACTCTCTTGGTCAGAAAAACGTATAGTTAAAGGGTCAAGGTTTCCGGGATCACCTTGAGGGTCACAACCAAATGCAATGACGTGCCTATCTCTTTCAGAAACAAGAACAATATTAGCAACTTGAGGCTGATTGTTACCACTTAAAGTAGTTATATCTACAGCACGGGAAGAAGTACCTGCAGAAGTATCCCAATAATAAATACCCCCACCCCGTACATTTGCTAATAAATCTTCTCCGAAGTTGTCCATAGACCATAAACGAAGTTGAGCGCCCGGAACTGTTACGTCCGCTGAAGAGCTCCATGTACCACGTCCCCAAACACCTGCACCCCATCCACTACCGGACGCAGGGGACTCTAAACCTGCGTTTATTTGGTACGTTCCTACTACGGAACTACCACCGTTCCCGGTATCTGAAGAATTAGCCGTAGCGGTAGCAGTTATAGTGTAAGAGTTAGCGTCGATTATTGAAGTGACTTGATATTCTTTGTTTAGTACCGCGGCGGTTATAGCTCCCCCAAGGCTGACAGCCCCGGAAAACGTAACGAAATCATTTAAAAAGACGGCGTTGCTTGCATCTGACACAGTAATTGTAGCAGAACCATTTGTAGCCGCAAAGGTAACATCTCCTGCAGAAGTAGTTTGTCTGATAGGCGTAATGTCTACAGGGCTATTGCTGTCTAAAACATATAGTTTTAAATTAGTACCCGCTGCAACAAACCTTGTACCTACTAAAGAAGTCCACGCATGTAGATCGCGGCAGATTCCCAACATAGCTGCGTTTGTGTACTGAGTCCAACCACCAATAGTTTCAGGAAAACCTAAACGAAAACGAATTTTATCCCCGTCACGCCAACCACCCTCATTAGTGTAGTCGGTTGTATCTCGTACAATTCCGGGGCGAAACTGGAGTTTTTGTAGTGGCATTATAAACCTCCGACGGAATAGTTATGATATAGTCCCATATGCAGTTACGTTACCCAAGGCTGTTAGATTGCCGGAGCTATCTACACGAAGGACATTTGTACCGTTATAAGCAAAAGTTAAGTTTGTACCTGCTGCTGTTACCGTCCAACTTTGCGTTCCCCCTGTTATTGTAATAGCAGAGCCAAGCGTAGGTGTTGTGAGCGTAGGGCTTGAAGAAGGCGCTTTAGTATTAAGTTGTGTTTGTAGGTTTGAGGTAACCCCATCAACATAGTTTAACTCTTGCGTTGTTGCCGTAACGCCATCCATTAAATTAAGTTCGGCGGTTGTAGCTGTTAAACCATCAAGAATATCAAACTCAGAATCCGTAACGCCTGTTGCTCGTAAATCTTTAGCGTAGTTTAAATCGTCAGCGCCTCCAGTAAACCCGTCTAGTTTGTTAATCTCGGCAGTAGTAGATGTTACACCATCGAGGATGTTTAGCTCCGCGCCCGTTGCAGTGACTGTAGTGCCCGCTACAATTAACGAACCGAGGTCCAAAGAGCCTGTAATATCTACAACGGCTGCACCAGAACCTGCGCCGTCACAATATATAATCTTAGTTGTGTTGGCTAACACACTGACGTTTGCCCCAGAACCTTGAGTGAATGTGGCTGTTTGCCCAGTACCGTTCTTAACAATGTATATATGTTGCCCGTCGTTTGGGGCTACAGTGACCGTGTTAGTGCCTGAAGGAGAGCCTCCAAGCACCAGAACTTTATACTGCCCGTCAGAAGTCGCTCCGTCAGTAGTAGTTAGTGTGTGTGTCGTACCAGATAAAGTAATTGCACCAATACCGTTTGTTAAGCGGTCTATAATGCTCATGTTGTCGTTTACGGTGTTGCCCCATGTAGAGGACTGTTCTCCGTTGGCTGGAAGCTCAATGCCACCATTATTTGTATATGTACTAGGCATTGTTCATCCTTACGCTGCTATTCTTGTCCATATTGTACCGGGATCAGGCTTAATCCTACCCCATACAAGTGCTTGTCCGGCGGTTCCTGTAGCAGATACTCCAGTCAGAGTTACCAATCCTGCGCCCGTTGTTGTAATAGAGCCTACACTACCTGTAACTAAAACTCCAGTCACATCCGCACCAGCACCTGCTTGGCCTTGCACCGTGCCTACAGACATAGTTCCGACTACTCCTGTAACGGATAATGTAGCATTAGAAGTAGTAGAAACACTTGGGGTATTCGTAGTGCCCGCAAGACCCGTAGGGCTAATAACCGAAGCGTTGATTATAGTAACACTCGGAGCACCACCCGTGCCTACAACCCCTGTAAGTGTAACCTCTAAATCTGTAGAAGTTATAACTGTGCCTAGACCACCTACCATAGCGGTTGGCGATGTAATTACTGGTTGTCCACCAGCGTCTACTGCTATACCTCCGATTGTTGCAGAGCCTTGTACAGAGCCAAGAGTCAGACCTATTTGATCCCCAGTAACCGCGACAGTTCCAATAGCCCCATTACCAACAACGCCTGTAGCAACAAATAACTGCTCCCCACTACCTACATCGGAGAACGCCGCTGCTGAATATGGGGAAAAACCTAACATTTATATATCAAAATCCACTTGGCTGATAATTTCTGCGTCTTTGAACACATCTACTGCTTCATGTATGGCTCTCATAGAAATTGATCCATCAACTGAAGACACAAATTCGTAAACCCAGTCTACATCTGGCCTTTCATTTTCAATCGTATCCATTATTGAAGCTATGGACTGAAGTTGATCCGTTTTCCCTATTGCAGATGCTTCATATTTTTCTAGTATTGTCGGCATATTTACCTCGTTTCATAAGTTGCTGTTACTATAGCATATTTTTATATTCATTCAAATGCACTATTTATTCTTCTTATAGTTTACATTTAATACACACCTAAAGTCGGCGTCAGTTGTATGAACTCCTGCGTGTACTTCTGCTAAAGGAAAAGCAACCAATCTATTAGCTTTTGATTTTACAAACTCTCCTGTTTTAAATGCAGTGCCGCCGTTGTTGCTATTTATATAGAGTATAGATGTTTGTATTGTATCATCAGGAAAATTAGGAAAGTCTGTGTGCCATTCATTTTCCAATATTTCTTGGCTGTTTTTTCTAAATGTTATATTACATTTAGCTCTAAGTATATTACTTATATTAAGTAATTCAATTAAACCTAGCATCTTTAATGTATTAAAAAACTTTACTGGATGATGTTCATGCACAAATTGTAAACCTTCGCCATTTACAATATCAAATGTTTTCCAAGTGCATTGTTTAAAATACCAATCTTGTAACATTTCAAAATTGTCTTTATTTAAAAAATTATCGGTAATCTTAATCATGTGTTACCATCTATTATCTGGGCAAGAAAAAATTGATACTGTTTGTTTGGCAGGTAAAAAGCAACCACATAAAGTGCATACACTTAACTTCTTTTTAGAACAGCCATTGCAAATAGATTTTCTATATTTTTTAATTTCTTTAGAAACGAAAAAGCCTTTAGGGGGCTTTGTCTCCAAAAGACTTTCACCTTCCCCTAACTCAATTTCTGCGTCATTATAAAGATAAACATAATCATCATCTTTAATGCTTGGTGCTGTCCTCAAGTAAAAGCCTGCTTTGACTTCAACTAACACTACTAATTTGTGCTTCCATAAACTGTGCCGTTGTTAGTCAAACTTACAGAGTTACCATTATATTTAATAGCATTACCACCTGCACCACCGCCGCCTTTACCAGCCCGACCCCAACCACCGCCGCCATAGCCACCATCTTTATTTGGGCCATCGGTGTTAGAACTAGCTGACAATATAGAACCACCTTGTCCAGGATTTGGGCTAACCCCAAAGACACCAGTGTGACCACCTGCGTTTGAACCGAATTGACAGGCCATTGATTGGTAATAGTCACCACCTGAGCCACCGCCACCTTGGTTGCCACCTACACCCCAATTCCTAGTTACATAACCTTGGCAACCAGCATTGTAATAATAGTACGAAGACGATGCTCCATTAGCTCCTGCAGAACCTATAGTAGCTTGACCTGCTCCACCACCACCTGCACCACTACCCTGTGCGCCGCCACCGCCGCCACCTGCTAAAAACGCACCAGAGTTATTGATGATTGTAACACCACTTGCAGTTACACTTACGGCATGACCACCTGCACCTGTAGCACCTGATCCTCTTCCTGCTACATAACCGCTATTTGAAATAGTTGTATTATTTACGTTTACAGTAAGTGCAGGGTGTACCGTGCTGTTTGAATGAAAACCCGAACCACTAGAGATAGTCATAAGGATAGGCTTTACCCCATCCCACCCTGCCGCCGTTGCAAGTGTACTAACATTTTGAGTTGTAGTGTATGTGCTTGATACAGTAAATGCAAATGCGTTCTGCGTGCCATAAAAATCAGCAAGTGATATCATTCCCGAAGAAGGGACAGTATCTGATCCATAATATTCACTGATTGATATGGGGTGTGAACCTCCAAACTCATCTTGAATGTTTTGTAAGGTTATTTGACCACTTGTTGGTAAAGCCATGTTTTATCTCGCTTTTAGTTCTTCAATTTCAGCTTTCAGTTCTTTGATTGCTTCAATCATTAATCCATGAAGTTGATCGTATTGCACTGTCTTGTATTCAGTCTTATCATCTTCACCCATCTTGAGAGGCAACGTGCTTTCAGTAATTGCACTTGGCATTACCTTCTCGACTTCTTGGGCAATGACACCAGCAGACTTCTTGCCATCGGCTAGGTATTCAAATGTGTAACCATTTAGCTGTGATACTTTATCTAAGGCATTGTCTATCTTAACGATGTCAGTCTTGAGCCGTTCATCAGAAACCGTTGTTGAGTAGGCAACCACGTTTCCATCAACATGTAAGTCACCATCGTCCTCAAGACGCATCTCTTCTGCACCAGCCGTATACCAACGAATACCTACAGAGGCATCATAGAAAGTATAGTCGTGGGTGTTACCTGAGTAAATGTCAGTACTCGTGCTGTTACGACGACGGTCATCCTCAAGACGGAAAGCTGTTCCTGAAAGAGTCATACCATAGTTGCCGTCGGCGGAGTAGGTTGTGTTTACATATGAGGTGATGTACCCAGCACCATTAGTTAACTGATTGTTGTTTGTGATATAGTTAGCGTTTGTTGCGCCAGTATAGCCTAAGTTAGCTAACGTCATAGTGTGGGAAGCAAGCCCTGTGACGTGCCCATATGTGTCAAGCGTCACATCTTGGATGACTGTAGCACCAGAGTTATTAACGCTGCTTTGTGAAGATGTATCCGAGTGGCTTAGTGTTACATTACCAGTGCCACCGCCTGATAGCCCAGAACCCGCGGTGATTGTCTGATCTGCTGTAGCTCCAGTCTCAATACCATCTAACTTAGAGCCGTCTGTAGCTACGTCACGCCCATCGAAAGTCGAGTTGGTTGTAATGGCACCTGTCATAGCCCCACCGGCTTTTGGTAAAGCGGCGTCAGCCGTAGCACCTTGAGCGGCTGTAGCATATGCGGAAGCTGCGGTAGTAGCGGCTGTACCTAAACCTAAAGTTGATCTAGCTGCAGCGGCGTCCGCGTCATCAACTAATGTCTTACCATACGCACTGATAGTTGTATTAGCAGGTAGTGACAAAGTCTTAATATCAGCGTCAACTTCAGAATCCATCAAGGCTCCTGCGGCAGTGACATTAGCTGTGTCTGTCTGATCTGCACCGGACTCTATACCATCTAGTTTAGAGCCGTCTGTAGCTACGTCACGGCCGTCGAAAGTGCTGTTAGTAGTAATCGCTCCGGTCATAGCTCCACCAGATAGCGCCAGTGTTGTTGTCTCATTAGCGAGCACAATCCAGTTTCCAGCGTGTGCGTAATATCCTTTACCCGTTCCATGAACGTGAGCAAACATACCGTGATAGGTAGACGCGCTTGGTAAGTCTGATACTTGGGAATAAACATTCGCAAATAAGACTTTGTTCCCATTACCATCTATATCACCGGACATAGTGCCGCCAGACAAGTTCAACTTAGTTGATAAATCTACCGCTGACCAAGCGTAATCGCTACCATTCCAGCCAAGATACTGCCCACTGCTTGCACCGCTGACATTTACATGGGAATCCACTAGTGGGTTTACGTTACCCGCGTCTGTCACGTTTGCACCGTCTTCTACATTTAGTGCAGATAACAAGCCGCTTTTTGTTACAGACCCAGTTAAACCTACAACGGCTTGAACAGCATCTGTCTGATCGTGTTTCGACCAATTACTTGCGTAAGTAGAAGTAGACGCATTGTCTGTCGTAGCAACGATGTTGTCTCCTACTGCAAACGATATGCTATTAACAGTGCCTGCCCCTGAAACGTAATAGAACCAGCCCGTTTGAGCAGAGCCACCACCGGGGAAACTGCCTGAACCTGCGTTCCAATCACCTTTATAAACCATTCCGTTTTCGAGAGCGGCAATATCGGTTTCCATTTGATCGAGATCAACGGCCTGTGTAACCGTAACAAAGTCTAACTTAGTTCCGTCAGCGGCTACATCACGCCCATCTACTGTGCCACCCACAACTAAGTTGTTGCCAATGGCTACATTATTACTCGCATCCTCAACTACAGCCTTATCTGCTGGGTACGTAAGGAATATATTCTTTGTTCCTATGCCCCAGTTGACAGCGTTGTTGGAGTTAGACGATGTGAATACCGCCGTGCGGGTAATAGTCCCCCCACTAGACGCATAAGTTCCAAGTCCAACCTCGAAGTTATCATTATCCGTTACCGAGTAATAGACAGTATCTGCGTTAGATACCTCCGCGGAAAATGCTTGGAAACCCGCAACCGCGCCTCCCAGAGTATAAGCCCCAGTCCCCGTAGAGTTAGTGGTTTCTTGTACGCGATCGGCGACGATTAAGGCCATAGGGCAACCCCTTTATTTTTAAGCGATTCGAATAATAGCGTTCGAAGCGTCCGCTGTTGGGAACTGAATAGTAAATGTACCAGTAGTCGAAGTCTTGTCTGCACCAAAGTCCAGCACTGCAACTGTTGGATCACCAGCAGCACTGTCGTTATATATTAACGCGCCACGAGCTGTAATTGTAGCAGATGTAAACGCAAGGTCAGCAAAGTCTGTTAACCCTGTTGTTCCTGAAGATGTCGGTGTCACGTTTGTAAGTGTACCCCCACCAGCGCTGTACGAACCCGAGTTAGATACTTCGTTTGCAGAAGTATACGCAGTAGTAGCTGCAGTAAACGATGCACTGTTAGTATACAGAGCAAGTTTGAATGTATTGCCTGAAGAGGCAGTGAAGTTGTGCGTACCTTGAAGAAGTTCTTTCTTGAACGATGTACACATGAAGTTACCTGAAAAGGCCATTTAAAGTCTCCTAAGTTGATTTGCGAGGTCAGGAAACCCAGCCTCTTGTAGTTTTACGCATGTAGTTGCGCGGTCTTCCTTAACCGCTACTTTAATATAATGCGCGATAATTTGCAACATCTGCGATTTATACGCTTCTGCTTGCATTCGTATCTCGGGCGGGGCAGAAGTAGACACGCTCATTAGCTTGTCTACACACATTTCCGCTACAGAATCAGGACTGTGCCCTCCTTTGTTAGCGGTATGTACTTTTATGGCGTCAAAGCCAAAATCCATTTCAACTTGCATCAAAGTCTCCCATCTCTGTACTCGTCTGTCGAGCTACGTATTTGAACCCCGGTAAGCTGTCCAAGAGCTTCGTCGTAACGAGTAGTATATAATTGGATGAGGTCGGCCTCACCCTTCATGTATGTATATGCCTCAATCAAAGAACCATAAAGTAGAGCAGATTCGGCGTTGTCGCCATACCAAGATGTTCCTGCGGTAACGATTGAAGCCGGATCGTAGTAGTAATGTAACTCAACTGTGTAGGCGTCGTCAGGTGTTGGACCAAGAATAAAGTTACCTTGTTCCCCTTCATAGTCTCCGTCAAACTGAGCGTAATATTTTGGTAATGCAGAAGTACTCGCTGAAGGATAGGCTTCACGAATAAAGTTCACATCCTTATCAATAAGGAACGAATAATCCCCAGACGAATCTATAACAGCTAAAGAAAACACAGAGAGAAAATCAGCAGGTCGCGCTAAGTATACACTGCCATTAGAAGTAATTCCCGTAACATTTTTACGTAGTTCAGGCACCATAATAGACCGGTTAAGGCGTTCTTCTGACTGCCTAACGAACGTAGGAATGTTAGAGACGAAGCTCGTCTCCTCATTCTGTGTATAATCTTGTATCGCTGCAACCAGCTCTGTGTAGTTCATCAGAACTTACCCCATCTTATAACCGCCACCACGAGTAGCAGCTCCCATACCACGGCATTGACCGCCGGAAGCCGTCATTAGTTTGCCACCCGGAGCCATCTTCTTGACCTTAGCTTTGCCACCGTAATTCATTTTCTTGACTTTAGCTTTGCCGCCGTAGGACATTTTACCAACACCATCAGCAGCGTAATCAGGAACCATCTCTCCTTTTTTATTCTTAACCATGTTCAGCTTACCACCATCTTTCAGGCCAACAGCTTTTTTAAGGTTTTGCATACCACGTTTAAATCCACGTCCCACCGCTGTTGTAGGGGCCTTTGACCGCTCTTCTTTAAGCTTTCTTTTGCGTTCTTCTTCTGCTTGACGAGCTAAACGATTCTCTTGTGCTCTAGTCAGATTAGTATCCGCACGTTGTCTTTTACTGTCACCCGGCATTTGAGTTATAGATTTTTTCTTTTTCATATTAGTCTCCATCTGTTGTTGCTATGGTAACGCTTCCTACAGAGCCTACCATATATTGAGCCGGGTTCCAAACAGGATTCCAGCCAAATAAACCTCTTCCCGGATTAACATCTGGGCGTGGGTTAAGTAAAGATTGCGGGTCTGCTGTATTAACATCCCCAAGAAAGTTCTGTGGTTGGTCAGGATCAAACACATCCTTGCCCACACGTAGCCCTGTACGTACTCCATGTTGGACCTCGTATATAAGGTCTTCCAGCTTGTAGCGAAACCCAGTCCGGTCACATATACCGTATGCGTGTTTACCACTAGCGTAACCCGGCATTATACATACCCTCTAAACGGTACCATACGAAGTGTAGACCGGTCTTGATCTTGGTCTGCAGCCCTACGGAATTGTTCTTCATATTCTTGTTTTAAAGGACCAACTCTCTCAGCCACTTCAGGTTTTTTCATAGCAACATAGTATGCCAAGCCAGACACAAGAGCAGGTACAAAACGTGGTGGTATAGAAGTAGTAGCTCCTCCAACACCGCTTGCTAGCCCATCTATGCCCTTGAGGCGGTAGTAAGCCAACTTATATGTCGTAGCATCATTCGGTACAGGCCAAAGAGTAACTTGCACGTCTGTA